ATCACCATCGCGGGGCTGCGCTCGCGACGGCTCGCGTTCAATGCCGAGACGGTCGATGTCACGCACGCTGAATCCGTCAACCGCTGGCGCGAATTGCTGGAAGGCGCGGGCGTAAAGCGCGCTTCGCTCGCCGGGCGCGGGCTGTTTAAGGATGCGGCATCGGACACGCTCGTGCGCCAGACTTTCTTCGATGGCGCGGTGAAGGCGTATCAAATTGTCATTCCCGATTTCGGCACGATCGAAGGTGCATTCCAGATAACAAGTCTGGAATTCGCCGGCGAGCATAACGGCGAAGTCACTTACGAGCTTTCGCTGGAATCCGCCGGCGAACTGACCTTTGCCGCGGCGTGACATGGCCAACCGTCATCGCGGCGAGATCGAGGCCGAACTCGGCGGCACGAGGCGCAATCTCGTGCTGAGGCTCGGTGCGCTCGCCGAACTCGAAAACGCTTTCGGCGCGGATGATCTTGCTGCGCTTGCGGATCGTTTCGGCGCAGGCCGCCTGAGCGCTCGCGATCTGATCCGCGTCATCGGCGCGGGGCTTCGTGGCGCAGGCGAAAAGATTTCGGACGAGGAAGTTGCGCGCCTCTGCGTTCCCGATGGCGCGCAAGGTTATGTGCGCATCACCGCCGCTCTCTTGTCGGCGACTTTCGGAGGGCCTCAACTCCCGGGCCCTCCGGCGCCGCAGGACCCGTGAGCGCAAGCCCGTTTCCGTGGAAACACGCGATCGGCTTCGCGCTCGGGATCCTGCGGCTGCCGCCCGACGCATTCTGGCGGATGACGCCGCGCGAACTCGGCTGCGCGATCGAGGCGGTGAGCGGACGCGGCGCATCGCTTGAACGCGCGGATTTCGAACTCATGATGGCGAGGTTCCCCGATGGCGGAGGATAATGAGGATGCCGGCGAATTGCCGCTCCTGATCGAGCGAACGGATGCGCGCATGCTCGACCTGACGCGCAGCGCGGGGGCTTTCTCGCGCGCGATGACGGGCGCACTGACGCAGTCGGTGACAGGCGCGCGCGGCTTCGATGACGTTCTCAAGTCGCTCGGATTGCGGCTTTCGGCGCTTGCGATCCAGGCGGCGTTCAAGCCTCTGACCGGTCTCCTGAGCGGCGGTTTTGCCTCGCTGTTTCAATCGGATCCAGGGGCGGGGCAGGGAGCCGACCTCAAGGCGGCTTTCGGCGCGATCAAGCCGTTCGCGACAGGCGGCGTGATCGGCACGCCGAGTTATTTTCCGCTCGCCTCAGGCGGGATCGGTCTCGCAGGCGAAGCCGGCCCGGAAGCGATCATGCCGCTTGCGCGCGGGCCCGATGGACGCCTGGGCGTGACGGCAGGCGGCGGCGCTGCCTCGCACCTCGTTGTCAATATCGCGACGCCCGACGCGGAGAGTTTCCGCCGTTCGGATGTTTTCATCACCGGACAAATCGCGCGCGCGGTCGCGCGCGGACAGCGCGGTCTGTAAAGCATGTCGGTCTTTCACGAAGTCCTGTTTCCGCTCGATATCGCGCTGCGCAGCGCGGGCGGTCCGGAGCGCCGCACCGAGATCGTCGCGCTCGGCTCGGGGCGCGAGGAGCGCAACGCGCGCTGGGCGCATTCGCGCCGCCGTTACGATGCGGGTTATGGCATCAAGACGTTCGATGCGCTGTCGCAGGTGGTTGCGTTCTTCGAGGAGCGGCGCGGCAGGCTGCACGGCTTTCGCTGGCGCGACCGGCTCGATCATTCGTCCGCGGAGTTGGGTGCGCCTTCGCCGGCCGATCAGGTGATCGGAACGGGCGACGGCGAGATGGCGCAGTTCCAGCTCGCGAAGACCTATGGCGGTCTGCACGCGCCGTATCTCCGGCCCATCGTGAAGCCTGCACCAGGCAGTTTGCGTATCGCTGTGAGTGGCACGGAAGTGGACGAGGATGTCGCGTTCACCTGTGACGACACGAGCGGAATGGTGACGTTCCTTCCCGGTCATATCCCTGTGGAGGGCGCGGCCATCACGGCAGGCTTTCTGTTCGACGTGCCGGTGCGCTTCGACACCGATTATCTCGAGGTCGATCTTTCCGCTTTCGCCGCGGGCGCGATCCCGAAAATCCCGCTGGTGGAGATCAGACTCTGATGCGCACGATCCCTGCAGCACTTCAGGCGAAGCTCGATAGCGGTGTCACGACATTGTGCCGCTGCTGGGTGCTGACGCGCCGTGACGGCGTGACGCTCGGCTTCACCGATCACGATGACGATGTCGCACTCGGCGCGGTCGTCTGTCGTGCGGGAACGGGACTCGCCGGGTCGGAGGCGACGCAGGAACTCGGCCTTGCGGTGACGGCGACAGAAATCTCCGGCGCGCTCGCGCATGACACGCTGAACGAAACTGACCTTGCAGCGGGCCGATACGATGCCGCGAGCGTCGATCTTCATCTGGTGGATTGGAGCGATCCTTCGCTGCATGTGCCGATGGCGAAGGGTGCGCTCGGCGAAGTGCGGCGCGAAGGCGCGGCCTTCATCGCGGAGCTTCGCGGTCTCGCCGACCGTCTCGCGCAGGAGCGCGGGCGTCTCTATACGGCGAGTTGCTCTGCCGATCTTGGAGACAGCCGCTGCGGGGTCGATCTCGGCAATGAGGATTTTCGCGGAACAGGAATCATCGACACGCTGAACGGTACGTCGAGCTTCGCTGCGAGCGGCCTCGACGTATTCGACGATGGCTGGTTCACCGCGGGCAAGCTTACCTTCACCTCGGGAGCCAATGTCGGGCTCGCAGTCGAAGTGAAGCGCCATCAAGCGCAGGACGGTAGCGTTTCGATCGAACTGTGGCAGGCGATGCCCGAACCGCTCGCCGAAGGCGACACCTTCACCGTCACCGCCGGATGCGACAAGCGTTTCCCGACATGCCGTGATCGCTTCAATAATGCAGTCAATTTCCGCGGCTTTCCGCATATCCCCGGCAACGATTTCATCGCGAGCTACGCGATCGACGGTGAGCCCGGTCATGACGGCAAGAGCATGCAAGGCGGCGAGACATGACGCTTCTGACGCGCGAGACGATTATTGCCGAGGCGCGCTCGTGGATCGGCACGCCTTACCGGCACCAGGCTTCGCTCAAAGGCGTGGGCTGCGACTGCCTGGGTCTTGTGCGTGGAGTGTGGCGTGCGCTTCTCGGAGCGGAGCCGGAAACCGTGCCGCCTTACGCACGCGACTGGGCGGAGGCGGGCGAGGGCGAGCCGCTCGCGGAAGCGGGCTTGCGGCATTTTCTTCCCGTTGCTCGTGACGCATTCCAGCCGGGCGACGTGTTGCTGTTTCGCTGGCGCGCGAATTTCGTCGCCAAGCACGCGACGATCGTCAGTGCGCCCGATCTGATGATCCACGCGCATGACGGCGCGGCTGTCGCAGAAGTCGCGATCGCGCCGTGGTGGCGCAGGCGGCTTGCCTATGCGTTCCGGTTTCCCGGCGTGACTAGCTGAATTTTCAGGAATCTTTGAATGGCTGCTCTCTTGTTATCGGCCGCAGGCAGCGCAGCCGGCGGGGCCCTGTTCGGCCCAGCCGGCGCGTTCGCAGGACGGATCGCGGGCGCTCTTGCCGGAAGCTTCGTCGACAAGGCGATCTTCGGCAGCACGCGATCGGTCGAAGGTCCGCGGCTGAAAGACCTCGAAATCATGACGTCGACCGAAGGCGCGCCGATCCCGCGCGTTTACGGCCGCGTCCGGCTATCGGGCCAGGTGATCTGGGCGACGCGGCTCGAGGAAAGCATCGCCACAACGACGAGCGGACCGGGCGGCAAGGGCGGGGGAGGAACGTCGGCGACGAGCGTCACGACCACAAGCTACAGCTATTTTGCAAATTTCGCGGTCGGCTTGTGCGAAGGCGCGATCGGACATGTGACGCGCGTCTGGGCCGACGGCAAGCCGCTCGATCTGCCCGGTCTCACTTATCGCATTTATACGGGAGCGGATTCGCAGACCGCCGATCCGCTGATCGTCGCGAAGGAGGGCGCCGGCAATGCACCCGCCTATCGCGGACTGGCCTATTGCGTGTTCGAGCGGCTTCCGCTCGCGCAATTCGGCAACCGCATCCCGCAACTCTCGTTCGAGATCGTGCGGCCGGTGGGCGAGCTGGAGCAGGCGATCCGTGCAATCACGCTGATCCCCGGTGCGACCGAATTCGGATACGAACCCGCGACTGTCGTTCGGATGATGGGTCCGGGACGATCCGCGCCGGAAAACCGGCATGTCGATTTCGCCTCGTCCGACATCATCGCTTCACTCGACGAGTTGCAGGCGGTGTGCCCGAATGTCGAGCGCGTCGCGGTCGTGGCCTCGTGGTTCGGAACGGATTTGCGCGCACAACATTGCGAGTTCCACCCCGGCATCGACAACCGCGAGAAGGCGACGCATGGCGCGACCTGGTCGGTCGCTGGCGTGACGCGGGGAAGTGCCTATCTCGTTTCTCAAGTTGACGAACGCCCGGCATTCGGCGGCACGCCGTCCGATTCAAGCATCATTCATCTGATCGGCGAACTGAAAGATCGCGGCCTGAAGGTCACGCTCTATCCTTTCGTGATGATGGATGTGGCTGCGGACAATGCCTTGCCCGATCCGCGCACGGGCTCTGCGCCGCAGTCGGCCTATCCCTGGCGCGGGGAGATCACCTGCGATCCCGCTCCGGGCGTTAGTGGTTCACCGGACGGCACCAGCGGGGCGGCGGATCAGGTCGCGGCGTTGTTCGGCGGCACCTGGGGCTACCGGACGATGATCCTGCATTACGCGAACCTTGCCGCATCGGCCGGCGGGGTCGATGCGTTCCTGATCGGATCGGAAATGAAATCTCTGACGCGCGTGCGTTCGGCGTCCGGCGTCTATCCTGCGGTTGATGCGCTCGTGCAGCTTGCCGAAGACGTTAAGGCGATTGTCGGCGAGGACACGATCGTCACCTACGCCGCCGACTGGACCGAATATGGCTCGCATGTCGTGGACGCTGGCGCGACCGAAGTCCGTTTTCCGCTCGACGCGTTGTGGGGCTCGCCTGCCATCGATGTCATCGGCATCGATTATTATGCGCCGCTGTCGGACTGGCGTGACGGCGCGAACCATCTCGATCGCGCCATCGCTTCGTCGATTTACGACCGGGATTATCTCGTCTCGCATATCGCGGGCGGCGAGGCCTACGATTGGTATTACACCGACAGCACAGCGCGCGCGTCGCAGACGCGCAGCCCAATCACGGACGG